CTATATTAAATTGTAATCTAACTATAATAAAACAGCAAATAGTTAATATTAATAGACAAATAAGTGGTTTATCATTTACGCCGATGGTAATCGATTCTACTATCCCACCTTATAATGTAAGTAATATTTTAACAAATGATATCATTAGTTTAAATTATACAAGTATTGATAATGTTAAATTTTTATTAAACTGGATCCCTTCAAATTTTTTAGATACCGATTTAGTAGATATAATATTTTATGATAAATATAATCAGCCACATACATTTATACAATGGGATGATATAAAATTTACAATTAATGGAAATAATGTTGCTAGTTCTGTAGTAATTGATTGGATTGATTCTAGTGCATATAAGTATTTATTTGGATTAGAAGAAGCATCAATTTTTGAATTATATTTAACAATAAAAAATAAATATAATATATTTAATAAAAAAATAGATAAATTAATTAGTTTTCAACCAACATATTAATTGCGAAAAACTTTAAAAATTCGTATATTTAATTATAATTAATAATGTTAATTATTAACAAAGGAGTAAAATATGGCAAATGTATTTTTTAACAGGGCAAAATATGAATTAGTTAATGGTAAAATTAATTGGAACAATGATACAATAAAAATTGCCTTAATGAATAATTCATTTTCTACCCCAACAGCATCAAGTTATGATACTTGGAGTCAAGTTTCTTCCTATGAATGCTCTGGTACAGGTTATACTGCGGGGGGACTTACATTATCAAATAAGACCTTAACAGAAGATGACATTAATAATAAAGCTATAGCAGATGCTGGAGATCCAACATGGACAGGTATTAATGTTGGTACAATAAAAGGTGCTATGATTTATAAATCAACAGGTACACCTAGTACCAGCACCTTAATTTGCTGGATTGATACAGGCGGATTCCCTATTACAACAAATGGTGGTGATATAACTATTCAATTTAATGCATCTGGAATATTTAATTTAATTGATGGCTAAAATAATTTATGTTTAGCTCCAAATTATTTGGTGTCGGTAATTTTGGTTCTGGGGGTTCAACAACTGTAAAAGTTATTTTAACCCCCACTTTAATTTTTTGTTCATTAAATACACAAGTTCCAAATGTTCAAGTAAAAACAACCCCTAATGTAACTTCAGTTAAAACATTTGTAGAACAGGACAGAGCAAAAATAGGTATTAATCAACTAAATATCTTTCTTTCAAGTAAAGTTAATGACATTTTAACAATACCGGGAAAGATTGACATACCAGTAACTAAAACAGACATTAAAGTTTCTACATTTCAGAGTTCAACAAAAAATATTTATTTTACTTCAAATACAGCAACATTTGGTGGGGCTATATTTGGAAATACATATTTTGGTGGTGGCGAACCTACAAATAAATCTACTATTGTTTATCCAAATAATATTAATATTAATAGTTTAGTATTACCTTCTAAAGGTATTATTGATATAAAAGCTAATATTATTAATATTAAGCCCTTAATACCTAATAGTACGACTAAATTTTTAGTTTCTCCATTAGAAATAAAATGTAAAATAGTACAATTTAATACTAATGAAAAACTTAGTATAAATACTAATAATACTTTTATAAAAGTAGCTATAAACAATAGTAAAGAAAGTATTAAGACAAATAATACATCATTTAATAATATTAAAATATCGCTACCATTAATAAAAATTAATTACGTAGTAAATGCACCTACACAATATATTAAAATATATAAAAATAATGTTACATCATTATCAATAATACCAATCACTTCAATTAATTCTATTAAATCTACTGTTCCAAATATTACAAAATATATTTATACTTCTAATCCATTAGTAAGTGATATAAAAACAGTAGTTTTTGAACCACGTGTTTGTAGCGGTTTATTACAAACAGTTATAATTAAATCGTATATAAACAATTCAAAAATTGTATTACAAAATACTCCTAATTTAATTAACTCATATTTATTCACATTACCAGTTGATATAAAATATCATTGCAGATTAACATCAGTATCGATTAAGGTAAATAATTGTTCTATTATAAATGAATATAAAACTTATCCTAGCTCCATATCATTAAAAACAAATATATTAACAAATTCTACCAAATTAAATATTAGTAGTAATTATAATAATCTTATATTAAAATGTAATAATATTACTATAAATCATTTTAGCGCAGTATCAAAAATTAAAATATTTATACAGCCAAGTATAAATATTATTAATCTTAATATAAATTCTATTAATAATATTATAAAGATATTTAATACTACTAATATTTGTAAAATTAATAGTGTACAATTTACTGTTAAATCACCTGTATTTGATGTAAAATTAAAGTACTTAGTTAAACCAGAACTTTTAATTGAAAAAATAACTACTAACGAAGCGAATATTGTAAGATTACAAATTGTTTATCCAGATCCTTTAAATATTGCATTAATAACTAATAATGCATTTATTACAAAATTTGTATATCCTGAATGCATAAACATTATATTAAATGTTTTAAATAAAAATAATATAGATATATCGACAACTCATAATATAATTAAAACGTTTATACCGATTCCAAATGTAATAGGGCCTAGAATAATATATGTAGATACAATAAAAATATTTACAAATATCAAACGTGTACAACCTACCCTTACTGTTAATGGTGCAAATTACAGTTTATTATTAGAACAGGGTGGTCCTGGATTTAAAGCGGGCGATTTAATTGTAGCCACTTCCGCAGATTATGATTATATGTCAAATAAATTAGAAAGATATAACATTGGTGCAGAAGTAATAGGAGTAAAAGTGGACCCTGTTACAGGTGAAGAGGTTGTTGATATTAAAGTATTATATGGAGCAAATTTACTAAATTCAGAGGGACAAGAATTTGTACGAGTAGGAAGTACAACCGATCCAAATAGACGTGGTGGCATATTTATGACAAGTATAGATGATAATGCTCCATATATTGCTATAATGGACGGTATTAATAAACTAATTGGCAATGATCAATATACATATAAAGATCCTCGAACTTATAGAGTATTTATAGGAAATTTAACAACTGTTTCAGGATTAATAGGTATATCTAATCCTGGATATGGTATTTATACTGATAATGGTTACTTCAAAGGACGTATTACTTGTGGTAATGCAACTTCATTGACAACTGGTACAGGATTTTTTGTTGATAAAGATGGTAATTTCCGTGTAGGTGATCCATCTGGTAACTATGCAAAATGGTCAAATAATGTATTAGAAATTAAAGGAACAATAACAGCAACAGCTGGTAAAATTGGAGGATTTACTATAGAGGAGAATATTTTATGGGCATAGAACAGTCTAAAATTACAATAAATGCAGATGTTCCAAAAATTACATTAGGTGAATCGGCTCATTATATAACTTTTGATAGTGGTAACGCTGGTATTTTTTTAGGTTATGATTCTGGAAGTTATAAACTACGTATAGGTAATACTTCGACTTCTACAAATAAAAATAGAATGACGTGGGATGGGACTAGTTTAAAAGTATATAATAATAGTGGAAATTTAATATTAAATAACCCAAGCACATCTAGTACAATTATTGCTGGTTGGACAGCGGATTCTGATGGATTGTATTATAATGGAGGTACAGAAGCAACAAGTGCAGGTATGCTACCTGGAGCATATCCTTTTTATGCAGGTGCATCTAAAATTAATGTTAATAATGCACCATTTCGTGTAACACCAGCTGGACTTTTATATGCAACTAATGCTATGATAACAGGGACTATTAATGCATCCGGTGGATCTATTACAGGTACATTAACTATAGGTCCCAATATGAAATTAGGCGTTAATGTTTATAATACAAATACAGGGATTTATATTAATTCATATAATTATTGGTATGATACAGGTAATTTTAAAGTTGGCAGTTCTTCTAATTATTTATCTTGGGATACGTCTAATTTAAATATTGTCCCAAATACTTTTACACTAACAACTACTACATTAATAATTGATTCATCTTCTGCTGTTATTAAATTAGGAAATTCTGCATCATCTATAACAGAAACTGCGAATACAGGTGTTTATATAAGTGGAGCTGGCAGATTTCGGGCAGGCTCATTTTCTAGCGGCACACTAAGCGCAGGTATTTATTGGGATGGAAGTACGATTCAAATTAAATCGACAAATTTTAGCGTCGATGTTGCTGGAAATGTTTCTTTAACTGGTACTATCAATTCTAGTAACGGTACTATAGGAAGTTGGAAAATAGGTTCAAGTATTTATTGTGGGACAAATGAAACTACAGATCCAAAAATTAAATTAAATCCAACATTAAGACGAATTGGAATTTTTAATGGTGCCGAAGAACGTGTAGCGATGGGCTATTTAGAAAATCTTCCAAAAAATGATGGTACTGGAAATTGGACTTCAGCAGATTATGGTTTTTGGGTTAAAACTGGGGATAAATTACGTATAGATGGAGATGGTGAATATAAAAATGGTGATTGGTTAATACAACATAATGCTCGCTATTTAGTTGTCAATTCATCTAATAAAGCAATAGTTAAATTAGGAAACAGGGTTGATAACAATTCATCTTATGGATTATATTTCTTTAGTACAAATGGTAGTCCTGAACAAACTGATGAAGCGGGCGAATTATTAGCAAAATATACTGATAATATGATATTAATAGGAAAAGAAAATGGACAATATTTAAAATGGTATAATGGTACTTTAACAGTTTCTGGAGACATTACAGTACTAAAACATGGAGCAGTAAATATTTATGAAAACTACGTAACAAATCAATCATCATTAATATTGAGTACTGCTTTATGGGATTTAACGAATACCCCAAATCCTATACTAACTAATACAAATTCCATATTAAAAGGTATTATGATTTATGGGCAATCTAGTAGCTATCATGCTAATAAAATTTTATCGAAGGAAATATTTAATAAAACTACTGAACCTACCTTTGTTTGCGAATTTCGTTTACGTGGCGATGCACAAACAAGGATTGGATTTTTTGATGCATCAACAAATAATCCAATAGCAACGTTTTTATTTTCATCTTCAACATATATTATATATGAATATCGATATAATAGTAATTTAATACAAAATAACACTACAATTACTATGTCTGGTTCAGATTCAGATACAAATCCTCGTATTTATATAGCTGAAATATCATTTAAAAATAATTATGTTTATTTTAAATTATATAATGCGAGTGATAATTCAGTTGCTTGGAGTTCATCATCTGGATACTTGACCGATGGTACTAATTATAAAATTGGATTTACAAATAATTTGACATCTACAACAACGGCATTAGTAGTATCTAAAGTAACTTGTAATCTACCAATCAAATCAACTATAATTTCTGGCGATGTTATTAAAACAGGGGCAATACAATCGAATAATTATGTAGATGGATCTACAGGCAGTTATTTAGATTTAACAAATGGTATATTTAAACTTTATGGTACTAGTTCAAATATTATTGAAATAAATTCAAATTTAGGAAAAATTGCAATAGGCAATTCAACTTATGGACAAACTGGTATTCAATTAGAATATTATTCTGGATACCCCAGAATATTTATAGGAAATTCTAATCAGTATATAAAATATGAAAGCAGTAATAATTTACTAGAAATAGTTGGAAAATTAGTTACTAGAAATAGTAGTTCAATTTATGAGCGAATCGAAATGTATGTAGAATCTAGTCCACATTTAAGGATGTATAAAGATCAAACTACTATTTTAGCTGCATTAGAAATGTCTCAATCATTATATTATTTTAATTATAAAATCAGTGATAATCAAATTAAAACGTATACAGGACCTTTACTATATCTAAAAAATGGAAGTATATGGAGTTTTATAACTGAAGCCACTACAAATCCAAATTCAGATGGAAATGTTGCTTTTTCTGCAACATATGCAAATGAAACAAGTGCAAGTTCTAAATTTTTTAGTGGTGTTAATATTACACCATCAGCCGTTAGTGGATATTTAAATAGGTCATCATATATATTCGGTATATATCTTAATTTACAATGTAAAGGAAACGCCGAAAATTATGGAATACTATCGCGATTAGAAATAAACGATTATTACGAAAATCGATATAATTATGGCATATATTCTGTTATCAGTGGTATAGGTAGCTCTACAAGTAGAACTTATGCTGGTTATTTCGGCGGTGATGTATATGTTTCAAATTCATTAAGATTTGATAATGATACAATAAAACATTCATCGATATCTTCGGATTATAGTTACGGTATAAATTTTTATACATCACCATCCGGTGTATCACAGTTATTAAGAATGCATATAGATGCAAATGGTTATATTGGTATTAATAGTTCAGCTAATAGTTCATATAGGTTATATGTAAATGGAAACATTAATGGAACTGATATATTAAAAGATGGTGTAACTGTCGCAAGATGGAGAGGTTCAGGTAGTTCATTACCATCATCAAATAATAGTGCTGGAGATTTATATTTTAATATAGCTTTAGGAAAATTATATATTTTTGACGGTAGTATGTGGCAAGAATGTGCATAAAAATTATTGCATTTATATAGAAAAATTATTATATTAAATAAAATACAAAACTAATCATTAAAAATTATGTTAAAAATAAAAACTATAGAATTAGATGTTGCTTATCCTGTTATTGATAAACTTGCAAAATTAAGTACTGAGGGAAAATTAAAATTTTCAGCAAATTACAAATTAAGTAAAATAGTAAAACAAATTGCACCAGAACTTGAGGATTATTTTAATGAAAAGAAAAAATTACTTGAAAAATATTGTACAGAAATAGTACAAAAAGAATATCAAGATGGAAAAGAAGTTGAAATAAAAACTGGACAATGGACCCCAATACCCGAATATATGGATAAATTTAATAAATATATGACTGAATTAAATTCATTTGAGGTTGAATTACCTAATGTAACTCCATTCACTGCCGAGGATTTAGATAATTTAACAGATTTATCATTTGTTGACTTAAGTAAATTGGGCCCATTTTTCGAAGAAAATATAAATGATACTCCACCTAAAGAACGAAAAAAAATTAAATTAAATATAGAGGATTAACCATGAGAACATTGGATATTCAGAATTTAGATATTCATGATTATTTAATTAATTCAAACTTTGAAAAAGTAGCAGAGATAGCAAGGCCATTATCTTCTAGAGCTCAAAACGCACAAATAGAAGAAATAGATTTAGATAATATAGATGAAAATAAATTTGCAGTTGTTATCAATTTTCCGGATGGCTCATGTGCATATAAATATGCTTGCTATACACCAGAATTAGTGGAATTAAATATGGCCTGTCTAGTAGATAAAATGCATGAATTACCTGCCCCACTACTTAAAACAGCTGCAGCAAATTTAACATATGCAGCAAAAAATTTTAAAATTCCAATTCCACAAGAATTGCATAAATACGCTTCTAATAAATATATTAGTAGACATATTGATAGTGATAGTATAAAATATGTTTCAGAAACTGCTAATTTAAAGAAAACTGCAGAAGCAAAAAAACATGTTTTTGCTTTAGGAAATAACTATCCAATTGATACCCCACAGGATATGATAAAAGCTGCACACTGGTTCGATAGGAACCATAATAAATTATCAATTGATGAAATACTAGAATTTACAGAAAATATGATTAAACAAGCGGGGCATTTAGGTATAGATTTAAAGAAGGATCCAGAATATAAAAATATATATAAATATGCGTCATTAGATTTAAATTCCTTTAATCCTGATTTATATAATCATATTAGTATTAGAAAATCATATATTTCAGATGATCCAGCGAATGATGAAATAAGAGAATTATATGATGATATATTACGAAAAGCCGATCAACTTGGTGTAGAAAAAACAGCTTATTTAATTGAATACGCAGATAAAGAAGTAGGACTCGACTCATTATATGGAAAAATATTCGATCCATTACAAACTGTATGTCAAAATACATTGGTAAAAACAGCAGGTATGCTTATAGATGATAGAGAAGTTTCTATCGAAGAAATTAAAAAAATACCGAATGAAGAATTAACAGCAATAGTTGGTAATGATGGAATAAAAGAATTAAAAGGAAAAGACGGATTAGATATTTTAGCTTCACTCCCAAAACCATTAAGAGAAGAAGTATTTCAATTAATAGATAAATATGCGTGATACATTAATAATAAAAAATAATATTAAAACGTTTATCGAAGTTAAACAAGATACCTCGCATACTGTAATAAATAATTATTACACATATAATTATCCCTCATATCATTATGAATTTTGGGGGCTAATTATAGTATTATTACTATTTAGTATTTTTTACTATTTTAAAAAATCAACTGTTATTACAAATAATAATCATAATGATTTAAAAACAACAGAATCAGCAACTAATTATAATCCTGGGAATAATTACAATACAAAAAATGAAAATAACACATATAATAATTATATACCAATTGATGAATTTCAAACTCAGGATTATTTAAAATATATAGATTATGACGACTCAGGATTAACAAATGAAAAATTAAAATAAACTAATCAGAGATAAATTTTATGGATAAAAAAGGTTTAGATTGTGGAACTGCATTTTTTGTATGTGCGGATGAAGATGGAATTCGTTTACAACGAAATGCATTTATAACATTAGATTCTTCTACTACGTCTACAAAACAATTACAGCTAATGAAGGTTCCATATGTTATAATTAATAATCAAATAAGTATAGTTGGTACTAAGGCTGTCGAATTAGCAAATATATTTAATAATGCGGAATTAAGAAGACCTATGCGTTCCGGTGTTTTAAATCCTACAGAACGTGACGCATATCCAGTTTTACAATTAATAATAAAAAATATTTTGGGTGAAAAGAAAGATAAAGAAGGTATAGTTGTCTATTCTGTACCTGCAAAACCTATCGATGTGGTACAAGAAATTGATTATCATAGTGATGTATTAAAAACACTAATTGAAAATTCTGGATATACAGCTAAACCGATAAATGAAGCGGCAGCTTTAGCTTATGTAGGATTAAGCGATGATGAATTAACTGGCATTTCAATAAGTTTTGGTGCCGGTATGGCTAATGTAGTAATTATGTATCAAGGAATTTCCGCTCTTAATTTTGCTATTAGTAGATCTGGAGACTATATTGATAGTATGGTCGCTAATGATTGTGGTATAACTAAGGCAAAAGCCCAATATATAAAAGAAGCGGCAAATTACTCTCTCGATCCAAATAAAATTGATATAAAAACTAGAGAACAACAAGCCATAAAAACTTATTATTCAGTATTAATTAGATATATTTTATCTAATATAGAGAAACAATTTTTAAGTACTAATATGCCAACATTCCCAAAACCTATAAAAATAGTTTGTGGTGGCGGCACATCAATGGTACCAGGATTTATTGAATTGTTTAAATCTGAATTTGAACAAAAACAATTTCCAATTGATATTGAAGATATAGTTTTAGTAAAAGAACCTTTAACAGCAGTAGCTCGCGGTTGTTTAATTGCAGCTGAATTGGAGGAAAATTAATGAAAGATAATGATAAAAAAATTAAATCTAAAAAAATTTTAACAGATTTATTAGCTGGAGCAGGTGCAGGTGCATTATCAGGACTAATTGTAGCTCCCCTTGCAACAGTTTCAGATATTGCAGGTACAAATGCAAAATCTCCTGGTGATTCATTTTATAATATGAAAACTAAGGAAATAGCAAAACATTTATATAGAAGTGGTATTAATAAAGAATTATTAAAACGAAATGATCCAAAATTATATGAAAAAATAATGTCATCTCCAGAATTATTAAAACAAGATAGATCATTATCTAAAACAATAGGATTATTAGAACGAAGTAAAAAGTTAACTAATACACTATCACCAATAGAAAAATTATATTATGGTATTAAAGAATTCTATGGTGGTCAAGGGTTAAAATCAATCAAATTAGTACCACAAAATGCTATAAATCTTGCAACATTTAGTTTATTAAGTTCTTTAATATTAAATCGTCTTTCTAAAAATGACAAAAAATAATACAATAAGTATAATAGATTTATTATCAGAAAAAGATCCAATTGAACCAGAAACATTGGATCGTCTATTCCCAGAAATGACGGATTTAGAAAAACAACGTATATTAGTAATCAAATTAATAAAGGATACAGATGTTGTTTTTGAAGATATGGATGTTTTTGAAAATGCTGTACAGGTATTAAATGATATAAATCCGGACATTACAAAAACAGAGGGAGTAGAACCTGAACAGATATGGTATGCAGTCGATTTTATTACTCGATTACGACCATATAAAAAATTTTCCGATGAAGTACTTGAATATATAAAATTCATCTTTAAAGATAATGGATATAAATTTTTTCCACCACAATTAGAACTAAATGATGATACATATAAAGACATTGTTTATTTAGCAACAAAGGGACCATTTCCACTAAAGGAAACAAAATTAGGTATTCAAGCTGCTAAATATTTATATATTCAAGAATATATTAAAATGAAAAAAAAGAAGGTTGATTAATTATGCCAGTAAATCCATTAACTGAAGATTTATTAAATAGTATGAATATTGGTAATAGTAGTTATGCTAAATACCCCAACCCATTTTTTGATTTAGCAAATAATTACGTACCAAAAAATATTAAAACTTTATTTAAATTTTGTCGTGATTATTATTATACAAATGGATTTCTACGTAATGTAATAACAAAATTAACTGAGTATCCGATTACAGATATATTATATGAATCAAATATTAGCAAAGAAATAAAAAAGAAATACGATAGTATCTTTAATGAACATTTACATATTAAAAGCTTTTTAATTGAAGTAGGTTTAGATTATTTTACTTATGGTAATTCTTTCATTACTGTGATGATGAAAGAAAAAAGATTTTTACAATGTACGCATTGTAAATATGAGAGTGTTTTTGATGAATTTAAAGATGTATCATTAAAAGGATTTTCCTTTATAGGAACATGCCCAAAATGCAAAACTACGAAAGTTGGATTAAATGCAACAGACCGCCCAATACCTGCAATTGAAAACTTTAGATTAGTAAGATTAGCCCCTGAAAATATAACAATAGATTACAATCCCCTAACTGGAAGATGTTTGTATTATTATGATATACCCCAAAAATTAAAATCAAAAATATTATCTAATGATAGATCAGTTTTAGCCGATATACCGCTTATTTTTCTAGAATCATTAAAAAAGAAGAAAAAAATACAATTAGATAATGATAATTTATACCATCTTAAATACCCATCTTTAGCTGAAGAAGATATGGGGTGGGGTAAGCCAATGATATTACCCGCAATTAAAGATATTTATTATTTACAACTTTTAAGACGTGGAAATGAAGCTATTATTAATGAACATCTAGTTCCTAAAAAAGTTGTTTCTCCAGCAAATACAGTTCTTGATCCATTCTCCCAATTAAGTTTAGGTAAATGGAAAAGTGAAATTGAATCTACATTAAAAAAATGGAAGCATGATCCAAATTACATAGCTGTAATGCCTATACCGATACAATACCAAGAAATGGGCGGAAATGCTCGTATGCTTATGGCTACACCAGAATTAAGATTTCAAGAAGAAATAATAATTAATTCAATGGGGGTCCCACTAGAATTTATTAAAGGTGGAACTAGTTGGACTGGAAGCTCAATTTCATTACGTATAGTAGAAAATCATTTCTTAAATTATAGAGAATTACTTGAAGATTTTCTCAATTTCTTTTTAATAAAGAAGTTAAATACATTCTTGGGATTGCCACCAATAAGGGTATATTTCAAGAGATTTAAAATGTCTGATGATTCCGAATCTAAACAATTAGCAATGAATCTTAATTCTATGGGTAAATTATCTGATGCTAGACTTCTTGATGATTTTGGGTATGATTATAATGAAGAGATTCAAGCAATAAGAAAATCAAGAGCAGAAGCATTAGATTTACAAATAATTGAAAAAGCAAAAATAGCAGAAGCAGAAGGACAAGCAATGATGATTTCTGCTAAATATCAAGCTAGAGCAAATAAAGTCATGCAAGATGAACCAATGAAGATGAAAGCAGAATTATTTATCAATGAAATATCTGCTGAACTTGGAACAACTCCAATGGATCCCTATCAATTAATAGAAAAGTATACTTTAGAATTACTTTCAATGCCAGATGAATATAGAAATCAAAGATTACAACAAATGCAACAAAAAATGCCAATTACTACTAGTTTAATAATGCAAAAACTTAATCAATATTTTTCTGCACAAGCCCAACAGCAGCAAGCTGTAATGCAGGAAGAACAACGACGAGCACAAAAAGAACAAGAAGAAGCAAAAAATGTCTCAAAAAAAGAAGCCCCTAATAAAAAAGAAATAGGTCAACGCGAACAGGATAAAATATCAATTAGAGAAAAAGAAAAAACAGTTGGACAAAAAAGAGGTGAACCATAATGGAAAAATATGGAACATATTTAGTATTTAAAAATAAAAAAACAGGAGAAATTAAAAGATTACCTGTTAAAGATGAAGGACAAGAAGAATTAATGAAACTTGCACATAAAGATGACTGGGAAGAATTAGATTATGATCCAGAGGATAAATTGGAGGATAAACATTGAGACCACCAGAAAAAATTGAAGGTAAAAAAAAGGTTGAGGTATTTTTATTATCATCTGAATCTGATAGAACGGTATATGAGGATCTTTTAAATAATGATAAGATCCTCATATTACGTGAAGAATTCGTTTATAATAAAAACGGTAATCCAGTTATTACTGTTTGGTATGTAACAAAAAATTAATTAGCTAATACTGAATAAAATATTTTCTCTAAATAATTTCTTTTATCTTCCCATAAAAAATTATTATATATATTTAAAATACAATCTATATTTATATGTTTAACTAATCCTGTTTGATTTTTTATTTTTTTCCATTCAGAATAAACTTGATCTAATGCTAATTTAAATTTCCAGGGATCGACATGCGGGCGTATAAAACCATTATCATACGGATGCCCATAAACAGCATTATTTTCTACGAGTATGCCTGTATTATTTAATTGTTCTGGAATAGCTGAATTTAGTGGAGCGATACTCGGTGTACCAGTCGCAGCCGATTCTAATAAAGACAAACCTGCTCCTTCACCAATAGATGTACTTACATTTACATTTGCCATATTATATATATCATTTAAATCTTTTTCTGATACAGAATTTTTTTCATAAATACTTTTATTATTTACAGCAATTAATTTACCATAATCCTCATCAACAAAACCATTATTATACATATGAGACCATAAAGAACAAGTTCTAGAAGCGCCCATCATTTTCTCTATAGGCATCATATGTAAATATAAAAATACATCTGATTTTGGTTCGTCAAATACTTGAGAATACTTTGCATCACACATATTTAAATCGCATCTCGGTAAATTAATCGGATAATAATGATTACATTTTGTACAATATTTATATCCCTTTGCAAACATTGAAAATGTTCTAATTGTTAATGGGATAGCTTTTCTAGGTTGAAATCTATTAATATTAATAACAAAAAATTTATCAAAAATTTTATTTTTATTACGTTTTTCTAATATATCATTATATGGTAATACATAAAATGTATTAATATCTACACCATGATAGATTTTATGAATGGGTTTAGAAAATTCTGGAAATACATCTTTAATTGTTTTAATGCCATAATCAGAATAAGTTATAACTGCATCAGCCGAATATAATACTTTTTTCCAAGCAATGGAAAATGGCCCACCATCAACAGGAAAATACGTTACAATTTTTGATGTTGGACTTAAAGATTTTAATTGATCGATTATATTAGCAATATAAAATGAATCTTGGAATAAAAAAATTATATCTGGGCGTTCAGCTGCTACAATATCTTTTAATCTACTAATTCCTAATGGATCGATATTTGGTATAACACTATAAACAAAATATTTTGATGTATCATATTTTTTATCTCCAAAATAATTTATACCTACAATAGATACATCAAAATTACGGTGTAAGTTTTCAAATAAATTTTTTGCAACATTAGCAAAACCTGTCGGCGCGACAAAATCACACCATGCTAATAATTTTTTCTTCATATGTTTTTATAATTAGTTAATAAATAATAATTAATTAATAATTATATTATATCGCGATAATATCTGCGCAGCAAAATTGTCCCGCCTTTTCAGGGACAATTTTGTATCGCAAGAGTATGTTAGTATCCTTCATAGTTGATTATTGAGCGATAGCACTCAAAAAAAATAATTTAAAGCCGATATAAATTAATAATTATTGCAAAAATGTGAAGTCGAATACCTAATAGTTTTTTTTGTATATGAAGTTTTATTTTTTTTATGATGGTAGGTATTCCATTTTGTAAGGAAATGTTTTTTTTTGCGTGTGTCGTTACATAAATATAAATATAAGCGATAACACTTATTTAATGCGATATACCGAAGGATGCTTAGCGTGAGGGCCTGACTAGTTGGAAGGCCCGATCGCCATGGCTTCTTCCGCTTAGTATATAGAGTCTATTAAATGTTTAACTAGCGGGACACTAGCATAAGTTTGTATAACTAATATATACGTATATATATATTGTTGTATAGCCATTAAATATAATCTTTTTTTAGTGCGAAATTTTGATCACGGAGTAATTTATCTCTTTTCATACTTATTGTTCTTTGCGATGGCACAAAGAATTTTTATCTTTGTGGAGATAAAAAGTAGCCACTAAAAAAATTTATTAATTTAAATTAGGTTTCCAGCATTTATTACAATATGTACAAGATTCATTATGTTCTATTAATTTTGAATCGCATGGACATTGTTCCTTAATTTTTCGTGACTGTTCAATACCCTGTTTAGTACGTAATGTATTAAAAAATATATCAAATTTAAATCCTTTATTTATTACTTTATAATATTCTTCACTATTGCCAGTGAAACTTAATTTAATTCGTGTATTTTGTATTTTTAAATTATTTTTTATAATGTAATTATCAATATTATTTATATAATATGATAATACTATCGATGTTAAATTTTTATCATATTTATCTAATTTTTCTATTTCATTAATATATTTTTTTGTTGTTAAATTTTTACTTATAATAAAATGCGGAAATCTTAAATTTGTTAAAAAATCAAAATGTTCCGAAATATAATCACCAGAACCATAAATACGTATCGGAATTTTTGATAACCTTCTTAATTTTTTCTGTTTACTGTTAATAAGATAATTATATTCTAAATTTAATTTATCTGCAAACTGTTTCGGTGTTTCCTTTGCTTTTAATGCATTTCGATAGATTTTTTCTTTCCATTTTGGATAAATATTTTCCATGTTATTACAATAACACCATGGGCATCTATATATACAAGTTTGTTCTCTATCGAAGTCTACACTTAATAATGTTTTTGAATTAAAAGTAAAGGTTTCAATATACATCAAAACAGTTTGATTAGTGTCTTAATTTTCCTTTAATATATTCATCATGAGAAATTTGTTTAATATATACAAGTGTACCTGGCATTTTAGCCGCTATCATAACTGCTTCTGCCATATTTGATGCCTGTACATAAGAAATTTTATCTATATTATTTTTCTTACCTAATGTTTTAATTACTTTAAATTGCATAGTATCCTATTTTCTATCTCCTATTGACTATTTCCTGTTTCTAGTTTTATTATAAATATATTTAATATTACAAATAAAATTTGTAGATAATAATAAAACTAGTACAGGCATGAATTATTATGATTTATTATTTACATTTTTATTATATAAGATATTAATACGTATAAATTCATTTATCAATTTATCTAATTGTTCATAAAATACTTTTTTAGATCGTAGTGTAATATATTTACTTATTGTTAAATAATTAATAACACCTCCTTTTGCTCGAAAACTATAAAAAAATTCATCTGACATATTAAAATTTTTAATAACATTTCCAATTAATACAACAGATAATTTAATATATAGTCTATTTATTTTTACAGTAATATTACTTTCTATTTTTGATTTACCAGATAATGATAAAGGTAATAATAAGAAATAGGGAGATTCGTTAGAGGTTTCTAATCTATATGGTAAAGATAATTCTATTTCTTTAATAAATTTATTATTACGAAAATATTTTAATTGTTCTCGACACTGATCGTAGAAAATATTTTTTGTATTTTCATCCATTTTTGTGGTGCAACAAATTTTACCCATTGAAGTTTTCCTACATATTTTTCATATAAATTTTTATCGATAGTTGAATTGCGTAAATTAAATATTTCACTTTTCAATTTACGATAATATTTACGATTAATATTTATTTTTTCATTTATAGTTATACCTGTTACTGAAAGACATTTTTTATTTGTTAAAAATTTAGTTTTTTTCTTATTAATAATATAATTATTTTTACTTAAAATTTTATTTACATCATTATATAATTCTTTCATATTGAATTCATCTTTAGAACTAAAGATAATATCATCAGCATATCTTGAATATAATACATTATTTTGTGTTGCAAGTTCTGTTAATTCTACATCTGTAGGATAAAAAATAACATTACTTAATGAGGGCGATGTTGGCGCCCCCTGTATTAAGTGGTTATTGAACATACATAAATGCCCTAAAATAGTACTTACATGTTTAAATCCTTGTGCAGTGGGTCCGGAAATATAATTATCACGCAATGGTGTATTATAAATTAAATACCTAAATGCAGGGTATACTTTATCTGCTTTTATATTATCAAAAAAATCTTTTAAATCGATACATAATAAATATTTAGCCCCAAAATGATATTTCGCATTATCTAATGTACTTTTATTTTTTACAAACCCAAAACAATTTTCATGAGGTCTAAATTTATATATAATTTTATGTAAAATATTATTTTGTATTTTTTTTAATTCATCATGTGGCGCATAAATAATTCTATTTTTATTACCTTTTTTAATATAAAATCGAGAATAATAATTTCGAATATCGTCAAGTATATTTGTTAAATCTTTAACAGTTGTTTCTAAATAATTAGCTACATCATATAGACGCATATAAGTCCCCTATTTCATTAGTAATTACATCACGTTTAATATTATTTAGATTATAAATTTTATCTGAAAATTGTTTTAAGCATATATTGCTATGGTAATATATATCAATTAAAATTGAATATACTTTTACATTATTTTCTTTTTTCCATTCGATAAATTTATTTAGCCATTTATCTCTCACAGCAGCTTCCCCATCAGTTATAAATACAATATCTGCTTTAGTAAAATCCTTTTCTAAAGAAATAATACTTTGTGCTGCATCTAGTGGTGGTTCAAATTCTGTACCTCCGCATTCAAAATATTCTAACATATCGATAACATCTTTTATATCTTTTGGTTTATCTGCAGGAAACCAATTTTTATGTAAATCTTTACTATGTACCCCACTAGAAAAATGTATCGCACAAAATGATCTCTTTTGTAATTTTGCAATTTCTAATAGTCCCATTGCTACTGATTTTGACCATATTTCAGCATCTTCTGCCATCGATCCACTAGTATCAATACAAACTACCATCGGGCCACGTTTTTTTACTTGTTTATCATCATAATGTAATGATAAAACATTACCTTCTGTTAAATTTTTATAAAATAATAATTCAGTTATAGGATCTCCAAAATAAATTAGCTCTGAGGGTAATATTTTTTGTATATCTGCTTTAGGAACAATATCGTAAATTTCATTTAACCCTTCTGATATTTTTTCTTGTTGCGTAGATACAGCAAAATTAATAAACCTGCCAATATTTTCAGAAATTGCTTTTAATTTAGGAGATTCTCTTAATTTTTTAAATAAAAACACTTTATCTTGATAATTAATATTATAACTACATGAATTTCCACCTAATCCCCAATTACTAATACAAGAAGTCATCTCTCCAATACTATCCTTCAATTTTGATAAGGTATTATGTATATCAACTTTAATCTCAGGTGTAATTAATTTTTTTACCTCATTTTTATATTTTTCTAATAATTTCTTTGCTTCATCGTATGATATTTTTTTATTCTTCTGAGGTTGTTGCGGCATCGGAATATTACTTTTTTTAGACTTAGTGTTTTTAGATGTATTTGTATTATCAGAAAGATTCTCTAATTGTTTGTATTTTTTTTGAATTTTTTTAAAATTATTGGCTAATTTCTTAATTAAATTCATTACATCATCGGCTATTACTTCTACACCCATACTACTAATAAATTTATCTAATCTTGATATCGAGCGTATTTCTTTATATTTATTTGATTCAAATATTTCTTTTAAAATATGATAATTTAATAGATAATTATAATCTATTTCTTTTTCATCATACAATTTAAGATAATATTTATAAAATGCGTTAAATATATCTTGACTTAATTCATTATATTGTGGGTATATAGTTGTTAATTTTTTTGCAGTTTCTTGTAATTTAGGCGATGAATCTTTTATCTCTTCAAATATTTTTTCGTCATATATATCATGTTTTATAATATATTTTGAAATATTAAAATTAAAGACGTTCTCATCTTTTTCTATAGGTCTCATATTTTAACTCCTAATTATTTTAAAAAAATAATCACCGTAATAATTACGGTGATTATGAATAATTAACTTATTTTAACCCCTACAAATGATATACATTTTAACAATTGCTCCTCTGCCTTTTTTAATAATTTTCTTAAATCCCTAATATTTTTCTTTATCTTTTCTGTTTCATCTATTGCCTTATTCATTTTTTCTATTAATTCTTTTATCTTCTTTGTCCCTTCTACAGCCATAGATATTTTTGCAGTTTCATCTTCTTCTTTTTCAATATTTTTAACAATATTTTTTATCTCTTCTAGATATTCCATTAACTGATATTTTATTGGATTACTGATATTCAATATTAATAATTCAATTTGTTTTTTTCTATCTATACTTTTCCATAATGCATGCTGTAACACATCAAAATGTGTTGCATTAATTTTTTCATCTCCACGGAAAAATGCTTCTGCTTTTAATAATTTAATACAATTTTTCCAAGTTCTATCCGTCACTACTATATTTTCTTTTATAAAAGAACTCCTCAATCTCACTAATATTTCTTCCGCTTCTTCATCTAATATAATATTATTTGCAATATAGTCTCTTAAAGTATATATTTCCTTTAATGAAATTATGGGTTTAATATTAGGTAATTCGGCTCTGAGCATATTAACAAAATTATAATTTTCTTGAATAGGTTTTGAAATATATTTTAAAACCATTCTATCATACATTGCGTCTAACCCATCTTGCGAATCTGGAATTTCATTAGATGCCCCTATTAATGTCAATAATGGTATTTTTATTCTTTCTCCATTATTGATAAATTCACGTTCATTTATTGCTAATAAAAGAGAATTTAAAATTCCAGAATTTGCTTTAAAAATTTCATCAATAAATGCAATATCTGCCTCTGGAAATTTACCTTTTGTTACTCTAACAAATTCTCCATTTTTTAAACTTGGAATGCTAAAAGGGCCCCATAATTCTTCTGGTGTTGAAAACTTGGTTAATTGAATTTTAAATAAAGAAAAATCATATATAAATTTTACATAATTATCAATTAAATATGATTTTGCTATTCCAGGCGAACCTAAAAATAAAATATTTAAACCAGATAAAATAGACAATGTAATACCATGTATTTCATCTACCCTTTCAATAATAAATTTTTGTAATTCATTTTCAACAAATATAAATTTTTCCCTGATTTCGTTTGCTTCGATTTTTTCTTGTTCTTTTAATGATGACATTTTCACTCCTAAAATAGTTTTAGTTGATTCATTTTACTCTTTAATGTTTTTTCAATATATTCTAGTACTTCTTTGATTTTTTTACAAAAATATTTCTCAGATCTAATTTCTAAAATATTAATTTCTTTAGAAATAAAATACTGTTCATCTCCTATTTGTTTAAATCCTGTAATGACAATATTATTTATTTGATTTAAAAAATTTACATTAAATTTAAATTTTAAATTTATATCCTTATATTTATACCCATTATTATTTATTATATTATTTTGTAACAATAAATTTATTATCTTCTTTTTTTGACGGTCGCTTTCTTTTTTCATCCTTTTTACCTTTATTACTAAATTTATAATAAGTATCTATTAAATAGGTTTTTAATAATTCAGTTAAATTTTCAACTATATTTTCTATGTTATTATCGATATTTTTACCGTTCATAAGTATCTATGATTTGTTATAAAAAAATGTAAATAAATATTGATTATATTAGTATTTATACTTATATTAAAGAAAAATACCCTATAATCATTTTTCTTATACCAAAAAAAATAAAAATATATGGAAAATTATTTAAATCATAGACTACAAAATGAACAAATTAGGACTGCAATTAAAGAATCGATTAAATCGATCTTTCCTATAGTAGAGGGTGGTAAAAAGCTAGAATTGGTAGATATAGCAATCGATGATACTTTAGATGATTATGACTTTCCAGCACAAAAAGAAGTCAAATTAAATAGAAGATCCTGGGTTAATCCTATATATGGTTCGTTTGTTTTAAAGGATGAAAAAACTGGTCGAATCATTTCCAAGGCTACTAAAATAAAAATAGGGAATGTTCCAAAATTAACAAATAGATTTACTACAATAATTGATGGGAATGAATACCAAACTACTAATCAATTAAGAAGAAAACCTGGAGTATATTCTCGTATAAAAAAGAACGGAGAATTAGAAGCAGAATTTAATCTAGCCCGTGGTATGAATTTTACTATGCAGTTAGACCCTGACGATCAAATATTTTATATTTCATTTGCAAATCGTAAATATAGACTTTGGACATTATTAAATTGGTTAGGTATACCAGATACAGAGATAGAAAAAATATGGGGTTCAAAATTACTAGAAATAAATAAAGCAGGTGCCCTAAATACTGAAATGTCAGAAATAAGTTCTATTTTTGAAAAATTATTTAAACAAGAAAATAATAATCCAGATGATATAAGAAAAGGATTAAAAAAATATTTCAATGAATATACATTATTAGATCCAGATGTTACAGAAATAACATTGGGGGATCGTTTTGAACATGTCGATGGGCAAGCTTTACTAGCAGCATCAAAAAAGCTTTTAAATATTAATTTGAAAAAAGATGAACCTGATGAAAGAGATAGTTTAATATTTAAGAATATTTATAGTGTAGATGATTCATTAATTGCTTATTTTGATAAACAAGCGCCGATAATACAAAAAAAATTAAAACGTAATTTATTACATAAAGATACAGTTCGAGATATAGTATCTTCAGCTACATTTTCAGATTCTATTAAAAAATTTTTTACAGTAGGGGATCTCTCTAGCACACCACCACAAACTAATCCAACTACTATTGTAGCAGAAAATGCTAAGACAACTTTAATGGGTACAGGTGGTATACAATCTAGACATAGTATTACTATGGAAATGAGGGATATCCACCCAAGTCATTTGGGATTTTTAGATTCTTTAAATACACCAGAATCATTCAAAGTAGGTATAAATGTTGGATTAGCATCAGAGGTAAGAAAAATTAAAAAAGATTTAGAAGTACCTGTTGTTGATAAAAATAATAAAATACATTGGTTAAACCCTACACAATTTTATAAATATAAAATTGGTTTCCCAGATCAATATGATATTTACGATGGTAAAGTGAAGCCTAATTTCGATCAAGTAACAGTAATGTATAAGGGAGAAACAATTAAAATACCACATAAAGAAGTGGATTATTATTTACGATCACCTAGAACTATGTTTTCCCTAACAACTAATCTAGTTCCATTTTTAATGAATGTTCAAGGAAATAGGGGTGCAACTAGCTCTAGAATGTTAACTCAGGCATTACCTCTTGATGAGAAAGAGCCACCATTAGTACGTACATATCGTGATAGTCAAAGTACATATGAAGATTTAATAGGTGGATTTTTAAATCCAACTTCTCCTGTTGACGGGACCATTTCAAAAATAGATAAAAATTATATTTATATAAAAGAAGATAAAACTAATAGAACTCATAAAATTGGTCTATATAATGATTTCCCATTAAATCAAGATGGATATTTAAATTCAACTGTATTAGTTAAAGAGGGACAAAAAATCAAAAAGGGTGATATACTAACAGAAAATAATTATTCTACGGGTAAGGTTTTATCTTTAGGTAAAAATTTAAGAGTTGCATATTTATCATATAAAGGAAAAAATTTTGAAGATGGTATAGTTATATCTGAAAGTGCTGCGAATAAATTATCGCACACTATGATTCACAAAATAGATATTTTTGCCAATCCTAAACAAAGTATATTTGATAAAGCTAAATTTAATGCTTGGTTTCCTGATGTAATTTCTACTGATAATTTTAATAAATTAGATGACAGAGGTATCATTAAAGTTGGTTCTACGGTTTATCCGGATGAAGTTGTTTGTGCATTTTTAGTTAAAAATGAATTAGATGAATTAGCAGCAACATTAAAAAAATTAGATAAACAAGCATTTAATATATATAAAAAGAATATTACCGTCTGGGATGAAGAGGATACTGGAATTGTTACAGATGTTCGAGTTAATGGTCCACATATAGATATTTATATTAAATCTAAACATCCCTTAAAAGAAGGAGACAAAATAGTTTCTAGATATGGTAATAAAGGTATTGTTACAAAAATAGTACCGGATTCAGAAATGCCTCACGATGAAGAAGGTAGACCAATTGAAGTTTTATTATCTCCCGAAGGCGTACCTGGACGTATGAATATAGGACAAATTCTAGAAACTGCAGCATCAAAATTAGCTAGAAAAACTGGTAAGCCATATATTGTTAATAATTTCGAAAAGCCAAATATGGATATGGCAAACCAATTATATAAGGAATTAAAAAAACACAATATTAAAATAAATGAAACATTAACTGATGGTAAAACGGGTGAAAAAATTAAAGAACCTATTTTTACCGGTGAGCAATATTTTATAAAATTACGACATATTATAAAAAAGAAACAAGGTGCTGTTAATTACGGTGTATATGATGAAAATGAACAACCGGCTGGAAAGGGTGCGCAAAAAATAGGTCATCTCGATGTATATGCTTATTTAGCACATGGGGCTAAATCTAATTTATATGAAATTGGGAATATAAAAGGTCGCAAAAATTTAGATTATTGGAGAGATCTGCAATTCGGTTTAACTCCGCCAAAACCTGAACGAAATTTTGTATTTAATAAATTTGTTGCTTATTTAAAAGGAACTGGGATCAATGTCAAAAAAGAAGGAAATAAAATACGAATTTTCCCACTTACTGATAAAGATATATTAGAAATGAGCAATGGAGAGATAAAAGATCCTGGTGTGATGCTAATTGGAAAAAATCTATTCGAAAAGAAAAATGGATTATTTGATAAAGAAATTACCGGTGGGAATAAAGGAGAAAAATGGGCTCATATTAAATTAGTTGACAGAATACCAAATCCTCTATTTGAAGATGCAATTATAAAAGCCCTCGATCTAACTGAAGAAAAATATAATAAAATTTTATCTGGAAAATTAGAATTAAATAATAAAACGGGGCCTAAAGCAATAATTGACGCTTTAAAAGAAATTGATGTCGATAAACAAATTAAAAATTTAAAAGCAGAGTTAGATACCGCCCCACCTACCAATGTTAATAAATTAAATACCAGAATAAAATACTTACAAGCTTTAAAGGATCTAAAAATGACTCCTATAGAAGCTTATACAATACAGCATATTCCAATTATACCACCAGTGTTTAGGCCTATTTATCCATTACCTTCTGGTGACCTTGCAGTTAATGATATTAATCGACATTATAGAGATGTTGGATTAATAAATACTAATTTAAAACAAATATATAATGATCTTTCTGATAAAGAAAAAATTAATTATATAAATGATTTATATAAAACAGTAAAAGCGATGCAGGGACTAACAGAACCTGTTACATATTCACAGAGAAAATATAAAGGTTTTATAGCCCAAATGTCTGAAATGAAAACTGGATTGATACATGGGCCACTTTGGCAAAAACGACAAGATATAAGTGGGAGAAGCACAATTACCGTAAATCCAGATTTAAATATAGATGAAGTTGGAATCCCCCGTGATATGGCATATAAAATGTATAAGCCATTTATTTTGAGAGATATGAAACAATCTGGAATTAGTGTTTCAGATGCATTAAAATATTATAATGAAAAAAATCCAATTGCTTATAATTCACTTGAGCATATAATGGAAACGAGACCAGTAATACTAAATAGAGCCCCATCATTACATAAACATAGTGTACAAGCATTTAAACCTATATTAACTAGTGGCAAATCTATAGAATTAAACCCAGTTATTTTAAAAGGCTTTAATGCAGATATTGATGGCGATACTATGAGTATAATGATGCCAGTAGGACAAGATGCTATAGATGAAGCGAAACAAATAATGCCGAGTAAAATTTTATTTAAACATGGGGATAATAGTTTAGTTCCAGAATTAGCTAAAGATTATGTTTTCGGTCTTTACAAATTAAGTAAAATAAATGGTTATTCTGGTCAAAGGTTTAAAAATATCGATGAAGCTAAAAAATCAAAAATAGATTGGACATATACATGCTTCATTGGTAATAAACAAACTACTATAGGGCAATATTTAATTAATGAAAAATTACCAGAAGAATTACAAGATCATGAAAGGACATTAACAGGTAAAGTTATAAAAAATATTTTAGAAACTGTAGCAAAAAAATATCCTGCAAAATTCCCAGATGTTATTAATAGATGGAAAGACCTAGGTGCGATGTATGTATATACAAATGGTCATACAATATCATTAACAGATTTTGCAATTGATAGATCTTACCGTGATAATTTATTAAAAACTGAATTACCTAAAATTGAAAAATTAAAAAATAAAGAAGATAGAATAAAAGCATATATAGCATTAACAAAAAAGATAGAAGAAAAACAAAACGAAAAAATTAAAAAGAATAATCATATAGGAGAAATGTTACAATCTGGGGCATTTACAAAACCAGATTCTGTAAGACAAATACTATCTTTACCTGGCGTATTAAATGATATTAAAAATCAACCTATCGATTATTTAATCCATCATTCATATGGTGAAGGACTATCAACGCCAGAATATTGGAATACTTTATATGGAGTACGAAAAGGAATTGCTGATAGAGCTGTAAATACACAAGAGACAGGAGCTCTTACAAATTCATTATTACGTATTAATAGACGTTTACTTATTACACAAGATGATTGTGGTACGGAAAAGGGCATATCTTATCCAATAGATTCAAAAGATGTAATGGATAGATGTCTAGTCCAAACAATATCTAGAGTAGGGAAAAGAAACGATATTGTAGATAGTCAATTACTCGCTAGGGCAAAGAAAAAAGGTTTAACAGAATTATTAGTAAGGTCCCCGTTAACTTGTGAAACTGTTGAAGGTTTATGTAAAATGTGTTATGGCCTTATGCCTGATGGTCAATTACCACCAATCGGTACTAATGTTGGAATATTAGAATCTAGTGCAGTTACAGAACGCAGTACACAATTAACAATGACTACGTTTCATTCAGGTGGATCTGCACTTGGAAAATCTATGGTTACTTCTGGATTCCCACGATTACAACAACTATTAGAAGTACCAGAAAAATTACCTAATAAAGCAACATTAGCTACTTGTTCTGGAACAGTTAAAAGCATTATTAAAAATCAAATAGGTGGATATACCGTAATGATTAATGATACTAAACATACTATACCACCTGGATTAGCCCCAATAGTTAGTGTTGGGCAAACAATCAATATAGGAGATCCAATTTCAGAAGGTTTATTAAAACCACAAGAACTTGGAGAATTAAAAGATCATTTAACTGCGCAAAAATATATCGTAGATGAAATGGATAAAGCATATGAAAATAAATTCTTTAAGAAAACATTTGAAACAGTTATTCGTGGAGTATCCGATAATGCAGAAATTACTTATGCACCTCCTGATTCAGGATTTTTACGTGGGGATAAAACAACAATTTCATATTTAAATTATTTAAATAAAAAACGACAAAAAGAAGGACTTGAGCCAATTCAATTTAAACCATATTTTAAATCTATTGAAACATTGAATACTGATGTAGATGATTGGATGACTAGAGTAACAACTAATAGAATAAAATCCTCATTATTATCTGGCGTAGCAAAAGCACAAACAGCAAATATAAAAGGAAAAGATCCAATTCCAGCATATCTTTATGCGGATGAATTCGGTAAAAATTTAGATTTTAATCAACAGCAATATTATTAGGAGTATGTTATGGAACCTTATTTTCTAAAATTAGCAAAAAAACGAAAATATTATTATTCGAAACGATGATATCATTACACGTATTTTATCAAGACCTAGATCTTGGACTACAAAATTATTTTTATTAGATCCAAAAGTATCCGTTTTTGATAAAGAAAATATTAGTGAAGATACTTTAAAAGCAATAAAAAAATTACAAAAATATTCTCCAGAAACGAAAATATATGTTGGGACAAGTCCAGTATTTGATGCAGCCGCAAGAGCATTTATGGGAAAGGGGACAGTTTATAATAGTTTAATAGGTAGGCCATTTGGAACTATAAGCGCGGTTATAGGTGGGCTACACGGTAAATTAACGAGTGGCGACTACTACTCTCCATCTGCAGATATCGTTTCTATACGTTCTGATATACCAGCCGTCGCTGCACATGAAATAGGACACGCGGTAGATTTTAATAAACATAAAAGGTCTAAAAAATATTACGACTTAATGGATTCTTCCATACATAATATAATTGACAGAGAAATTAAAGCTAATGAATTTGCTATAAAACATTTAAAACTTAAAGATAAAGATTCAAAACTTCTTAATTTAGCATTAAATACTTATGCCCCTATGGAAATGGAGATAAAAAAAACTAAATCAAATAAAAAGTGATATAAATAATATGGAATTTTATTTTCTAAAATTAGCAAAAAAACGAGATAAAAAAAATGAAAATATTATTATTCAAAATGATGATATAATATCTCGTATATTATCACGACCTCAAGCAGGTTTTATGAAATTTTTAATTAATAATCCAAATGTTTCTGTATTTAGTGTAAATGAAATAGGTCCTACAACAATTTCTGCCGCCGAGGATCTTAGTAAATATATACCAAATACTAAAATATACATAGGTACTAGTCCTATTATTGACGCGGCGAAACGCGCTTTTAAAGGTGAAGGTATAAAAACAAAAAATATTTCAGATAGGATAGCCGCTTCTATACTTGCTGCTCATGCCGGGTTATCTGGAAAATTGTCCGGTGGGGATTATTATTCCCCATTTGCAGATATAATTTCTGTACGTTCTAATATACCTTCATTTGTTGCACATGAAATAGGGCATGTAGTAGATTTTCATAAACAAGACGATCCCGTAAAATATTTATTTATATCTGCTTCTTCAAAACCTCTTATAATAGAAAGAGAAGCTAAGGCTACAGAATTCGCTAAAAAACATTTGAAACATGGGAAAGAAAGTTTAAAAATGCTTGATGCCGCACTCGATACTTATTCATCAGGACCTATTAAAATAATTGTAAGACGCATATTTAATACTAAACAAAAGAATAGAAAAAAATGAAAAGAGAGTTTGCATTAGGTATACCAGATAAAAATATTATACATGATTTGCCATTTATTGATACTCCCCAAGTTTGGGAATTTTCCATTCAATATCACGAAACTGATCGTAATAACCCACATTATGATTTAAGACTTGGAGATACTATGTCCGGTTATGCACATAGCTGGGCGATAAAAAATTTACCTAATCCTGGTGAAAAAACTTTAGCAGTTAGACAACCGACACACACGGTTGAATATCAGGATTTTGCTGGTCGTATAGAATCTGGATACGGTGCTGGAAATGTAAGTATGTTTAAGAGAGATAAATGTGAAGTAATTAAAAGTTCCCCAGATAAAATTACATTTTACGTTTATACTGAAGCAACTCCACAAAAATATACATTAATGAAATTGATGGGAGATCAGTGGTTATTAGTTAATCATACAATTACTAAACCATTACTTAAATATTTTAATACTCCAAAATTAAAATATAAAACATTATCTAATATAGAAAAATTAAAAAATGCAGATTTAATAGTTGATAAAATTGATGGAGCTTCTAGTATAACTGTATTACAACCAGAAAAAGTACCAGTAGTTTATGGTCGAAAAATAAGTAAAAAAACAGGATATCCAATAGAATATACGCCAAAGATACCACCCCTATTATATACAAGGGGACCAAAAGATTTAGGTACAACAGTACTTCGTACTGAAGTTTATGGTATAACACCAGAAGGCAAAGAAATACCAAATAGAATTTTAGGTGGTATATTAAATTCAAATGTATGGAAAAGCAGAGAATTGCAAGATAAATTAGCAGTACCATTAAGACTAGCTGCATTTGATGTAATTAAATATAAAGGAAAATATGTTGGAGATTTACCTATACAAGAAAAATATAAAATTATTGATGAAATTTCTAAAAAATATCCGATTATAGATAATCCTTTAGAAATTTCTAAAAAAGTACCATTTACTGAAGGTAAAGTTGTATGGATTAAAAATCAACCATATAAATTAAAAAACAGAGAAGATTTCGATGTATACGTTAGAGAAATTTATCCCGCATATGATAAGAATGGAAAAAAATTAAACCGTGCCGGTGGATTTAAATATTCATTAACACCAAGAGGCCCAATCGTCGGAAATGTAGGAACGGGTTTTACACACGAAGAATTGAAAGATATGCTACAACATCCTGAAGAATATATAGGTCGTGTAGCAAAAGTTTTATCACAAGAACAGTTACCTAGTGGTGCATTAAGAGCCCCAAGTTTTTTAGCTTGGCATTTAGATAAATGATTTATTTAATGAATAATAATTGGAGCTGTAATTATGTATAAATATGGTTCTAGAAAATTAATTGAAGCATTTATTGAAGGGTTACGTACATTTAAACCTACATATAAACTCAATGTAGAAGGTGAAACAATGTACGTACCTAGATATATAAGTAAATTATATGCAGAAGATATAATTAAAGCAATAGATGCAAAACATGCACGTATAAAAACAGAACAATCTATATTAAATAATTTAAAAAAAGAAAATAAAACGATCGATGATATTTTTGGTGCTAGAGTTTATGGTGGATATACTACAAATAAATTTAATACAAAAATAAATGAAATAAAAAAAATATTAAAAGAAAAAGGCATTGAATTAATAGGTCACAATGATTTTAATAAAGAAACATATGTTGGATCGAATATTAAAGCTAAATTAAAATATGGAGTCCCATTAGAAATACAAGTTTCCCCAGGACCAATTGCGGATTTTGCACAGCGAATGCAGCATTATGCATATAAACCAGAATTGTATGGAACTACAAAATTTGATCAATTTGTATTAAACAATTTAGCTAAAATGATCCTTTATCCAATTAGAAAAATGAGACAATAAAAAAGAGGTACTATTGTAGTACCTCCCTCTCTATCATACCTTTCTTTTCGCCCTTATTATAAATTCTGTAGAGGAATTTGTCTGTTTCTAATGTACTGTAATCATTTAAGAAATGTGAATTATATAAAGCCTCTACACTATCTTTTATTAAAATGGGCTTAGAATTGTTTATTCTGATTAGAATCGCTACTATTATATTTAATATTAGCGATATAAATTTAAATATCGGTGTTAATATTATCCTTATTATTATCATTTTTTTTCTCCTTTGTTTCTATTAATTCAATGAGCCCACGATTAGGGCCTTTTTCGTATATTTTATATACGAAAATTTTATCTTTCCCTCAAGTTCAATAATAAAATATTCTGGAATCTTTGATCGATTGAAAAACCAGTCCTTAAATTTTACTAAATTTCTATCTGTGCTTACAATAATAATATTAAATATTATTATAATTACTAATAATGATATCATTATATACGTTATCATTTTTTTCTCCTCTCTTATTATTTATTTTTCTTATACCAAAATATTTGCTTTTTTCTAATAAAAATTATATATTTAATTATTAAAGGAGATTTAATTATGATTATTCATAAAAATGATGGATATTATGTTATTTCTGAAAAATCTGGAAAAAATTTAGGTGGTCCGTATAAAACTAAAGAAGAAGCAGCTAAAAGATTGCAACAAATACATTATTTTAAACATTTAAATAAATCTGCAAATTTTACACTTGGATTAAATTCTTTTTTTAAAGAAGCTTCAGAAAAAAGTTTAAATCCAATGGACTATATTGATCCTGTTGAAATGAAAATTCGTTCAAAATTAGGAAAAGATGTCAATGTTTTAAAATATGAGTATCAAAAAGATGAATTAGAAAAAAATAAAAAATTACAAGAAGAAGAAATTAAATTAATTAATTCATTACCACCGGAAAAGAGAAAACTAATAATAAAAGAAATACTAGAAAAATATAGCAGTGCTAATACAAGAGATCCATATTTTATCGCTTTAGAAGAAGCAGCAAAACAACCTGGGGGTATAACTGTTACAGTAACAAAAGAATTTTTAGATAAACTGGAAAATATTAAGAAACAGGAAAGAGGCAAAACTTTTGTAGGTACTAGTTCATATGGGCCAAAAATAATGACTGGAGAAAATGGATATTTAAAATATTATAATGGAGAATTTAAACAAAAATAGGAGATAAAAAAAATGTTTTTTTATAAACTTGCGGAGAAACCCGAATTAGTTAAAAGACAAGAAAGGTTACAAAGAAAACAACAAGCACCTCGACCAACACCAGAACAAATTGCTCAAATGAGAGCACAACAAGTTGCTCAAGCACAAGCTGCTCAAGCACAAGCTGCTCAGGGTCAAATGGGACCTAATGGCCCTATGATGCCGCCACCTCCACCTGTTATGACACCATCTATGTTAGTTCAGCAAGCTATTGCTGATTGGATGAATAGACAATACTATGCACAACAAACAAATCAAATAAGACCACCTCAAATGACTGCGGGTGAGTTATTAACATTACAAAGATTAGAAGAGTATAGACAAAGACAAGCAATGATTGATCAGATTAATATGCAAAGAAAAGCAATGTTAGCACAATCACTAATGCCAAGAGAAACAGTTCAAAATTATGAACAATCTAATTATTTAAATCCAGAACAATATTATATGCTAAATCAAATATATAATGGTGCGATGAATCCAAATAATAGTATGCCTACTCCACCATTGCGTCAATATACACCATTTATGGCACCGAGACCACAAATTATGCCTAATAATTTAGTTAGTATGTAATGAATTATTTTTTGACATTAAATAATTTTTATGAAAATGAGTTAAAACCAGATGCAAAATATTTATCGTATGTAACAAAACATAAGTTAAATATGATTAAACCTGGTTTACAAGTTGATGCTGGTTTAGGACAAATATTATTGCATGACTGGAGTAAATTTAAACCGTCTATTTTTTTTCCATATGCAGATTATTTTTATGGTCCGCGTGGGAGATTAGGGACAAATGATCCAGAAATCTATCGTGCATTTAAACGAGCAACTATAAAACATTTTTTATCTGAAAAGCATCATAATTACAGATTGGGACTACCTACTGATTTTAAAACAAAAATTGAATCAGTTTTAGATTGGTATAGTGTGGCAAAAACTAATGATCCATCAGTAGGTGATTTTAAATCATGGTTTGAACAACATAAACTGTCATTTGAAAAAAAATTACCACCTGAAGTTATAACTTATATAGAAGAAAAAATACAAAAAGATAAATCATGGAATATTTTCTAGATAATATTAATTATATTATTGTTTCCAGAGATCATAAAATTAATGCAGAAGTAATCGATGGCCGGTTAAGTGAAATAGATAAAAATAAAACATGTTATGTGATTGCTAATATACCAAATATACAATGGTCATTTGATGGTAAAATTTTAGAAACAACCGACGTAATAAATGCATATCAAAAAGCTAATAAACTAGGAAAATATGGTATTAGTACAAAACCAGAAATATTTTATACTGCAGTTCCAGTTGATTATTTATCCCTTTACTCAGAAAAACATAAAATTTCTTTTGCGGTAAAACCAGAAAATAGAGGTGTCGTAACAAATATTAATTTTGTACCATCCGCAGATAAAATTAGTGATAATGTTAAATTAGTAAGAAATTCTGAATCTCCTACATATATTTATAAATCCCCTAATCAAAAATAAATTTAATTTAAAAAAAAGTGTGGAATAAAATTCCACACTTAATATTATTTTTTTATAATTTTTTCTAAATTTTTTAAATCTATTTCTAATAAATTATATTTCTCTTTTAAATCATTTAACATATGATTAATATCATTATCCGTTATTAATACTTTTTCATCCTCCAATTTATTCGGGACTGAGACTGTAATTGCTTTAATTTCTACATTTTCTTTTTTGATTACATTACTTTTCATTTTATATCATGGGGTTATTTCTTTTTTTCTTTGTAGATTCTAATAATTTTTTAAATTGAGTTAATGTAAATTGATATTTTTCTGGATAAACTGTAAATTCAATTAATTTTTTACCTGGATATACAGAAAACCAAATTTCTTCTATACCATTATTCATTGATAATGATGTAAAATTATTTAACTCAATTGGTACTGATTTTTTTAGTGTAGAAATATCATGAAATTTTACAATAAATTTTTTTTCTTCAGTACTATTATCTTTTATATCTTTTATTTCAGTATTAATTTCTTTTATATCTTTTTTTCTAGGTCTTCTCATAAAATACGATCTATTATTCCATATTTTTTGCATTCTTTTGGATCTAAAAATTTATTTACATAACGTGTCGTCTGCTTCCAAAAGTTTATAGATTTTTTTGTATGTTGTTCCATTAAATTAAATATTAAATTTTCTAATCGTTGCAATTCCTTCATTTCTACTTCAAAAGATGATACATTCCCACCTACCCAGGTAGAAATTTCATGTATCATGCATGTAGCATTTTTTGTCATATATCGTTTTCCGGAAGCGCAAGCTAGTACTAGTACGGCAGCAGACATTACAGCACCGATTCCGATTATATTTATCGGTACATTAATAATATTGAGCAAATCAATGATGCCCAATGCGCCGTACACATCACCTCCCCAAGACGACATATATAAATTAATAGGTTTAACAAAATCATTAGATATATCTGTAATTAAAAATATTTTTTTTGAAAGTTCATTAGGAGTATGGATAGTTATCTCCCCGCTAAAATGAATAGAACGATTTTTTATATTAACATCGTAATCATATAAAATATATTCATTTTCGGGAAGTATTTCTTTTAGTGTTTCGATCATTTAGTTTTCCTATTTTTTATTTACATTAACTAATCCTAATTTTGCATATTTATGGATCGACCAACCATTAAAATTAACGGACCAAGGACCAAGAGCAATATACGGATGCGAAGTTTTCTTTCCCATAGGTCGGCTCCATTTATATTGTTTATCATTATAAAACATTTTGTTTTTTTCTAAATATTTTTTCACTGTTTGAATTGCCCATAATGGCGTACCTCTTACAAATTGGATTTTAATCCAATCTCCCGATACGCATACTGCACAATCATCCTGTGAAATTTTTAAATTATTGTTTGTAGATAAATATTTTACTGCTTTTTTTAATTTTTGTTCAAATTTTTCATCTTCAGATTGTTTAGAATTTTTTTTAAATAAAAATTTATTTTTTACATTACTAATACTAGAAGTTTCATTCATTTTATCAATTAGTAATTTATTTATATCAGTTGCTAAATCTATTAATCCAGACGATAAATATGAATTTTTAGTTACATGTTGTAATTTTCTTCTTATAAAATTATAAGTTTTCTTTTTCATATTTCCTATTTCCTCTTTCTTGATTTATTTAAAATTAATTACCTAATTTCATTTCTTCACCGCATTTTTTACAAATTAAAACTTGTTCCACTCCAATTACCTCCTCTCCTGTTGGAGACATAATTGGACTTATACGTCGTAATCTAACCGCATATTCAAAAATATCACTATTACATAATGCATTTTTACATTTTAATATTTCTGCATTAGTAAAATCTAATGGAGGCCCGCTATGACCTGATACTAATTTTCTTGCCATTCTTGGATCTAATTTTTTTCCTAAATCATCCATTTTATTATTCCTTATTTGTTTTTGAATTTATATAATTTAAATATAAATCGTATAATTCCTTTCTTGATAGATCATATAATTGTATCATTTCATCATTTGGTATATCTTTATCATCAAGATGTAATAATTCTTTTATTTTTTGTAAGATACTTAATTTTATTATTTCCAATGGATCATCTAATTGAAATTTAAAAAAATCAATTTGTGCGCGGTCCAATGGATTTAAAATAAATTTAACCTTTAATTCATATTTTTTATTTTTTTTTAAAAATTCTTCAGAATCTTCGACTTCATATAATAATCCTTTTTCTGAAACTAAAAGCATATTATATTTCCTTTAAATATTTTTTATATTTATCGATTATGCACCTTCTATGTGATTTTTGTTCCTCAATAAATTTTGTAAGTTCATTATCCATTTCGAACCATTCTGTTTTACCAGGTATACGGCAATAATCAAATTTTGCTAATAATACTTTTTCATTTCTACCATCGGGTAAAACTACTAATCTATTAATTTCACGTGGGTTAGCTGTTCTCCATTGAGCCAATCTTTTATCTGGATTATCAGTACGCCCAATTTTATAAGCTTTTGGTAAGGCCTCGGAACGTAAGATATAAACAAAATCTCGGTATCCTTTATCCGTTTCTTTTAATCTAGTCCCATTGTATGTATTGTGTACAGGTTCGAATCTAAATGTAAATTTATTATTTTTTTCATAATAAAATAAAAATCCCCATGTATCATCTTTTTTTAATGCTACGCACCCATCTTCTTCTCGATCTATAAAAAAATTATATAAATCAGATTCTGGTTTTAATAATGTTAATAAAGTATGTCTACGCACATTATGTACGGGTTTATTAAAAAAATTAATTTTATTTACATTTAGATTTAAAATTGGATCAATATTTATTATCTGTTGATCCAAAATTTTATCTTTATCGAGATCTAGTAATTTGATTTTAATTTTACTATCTATATAATTTAATATTACTATCTGTTTAATTTTTAAATTTTGTTTTTGTATGTATTCAACTGTTTCCTGTTTTACATTTGATTCGTTAGAAGTATTTTTAGGGACGTAAACAGGCATTTCTTTCATAAATTATCTTGATTAATACTTATAAAATACCATATTATGTATTTTATTTAAATCATTTACCATTATAGAATAATATTTTTGGTTATAAAATTCTTTTTTTATATTATTTAAAAATATTTTCATATTACCTTTATATTTATTTTGGATAATATTATTAATTTGTTTTTTCGATGTAATTAAATCAATTAAATAAATTGGATCTAGAATGGTATTAGCAATAAATCCATAAAATTCGTGTATATTCATTTTAAATATTTTTCTTGCAATATACCATAATGCTATACTTTCGCGAATATATACCATATTTAATTGACCGGTAATCATAATTGCAAATAATTCTGCCGTACCTTCTAATATATCAGGATATTTATAATTATTACAACAAAATTGAACGTGATGTATTAATTCATGGTATATATCCTGTAATGGTATTATAAATTTTGGTTTTAAATTAATAATATTATCTGGTATATTGCGAATAAAATCTTGTTTATAATAAATATGATTTTTATTATAAATGTATTTATTTGCATTAACTACAATTGTAAAAGTAGTATGATCATAAAATGCTACAATATTTCCATTTGCAGCTTCTTTAAAATAAGTATTTATAATTTTTTTATTTGTTGTAAAACAGATTATGGGATTTTTTACTCTATAATCTAGTAATAAAAACATCTTTAATCTATTGTAAAAATAATTAATTATCCTTGTATTAAATTCACTGGTTTTATGCAGACATAATAAATTATTATCAATTAACATATATATTTTCTGAATTCTTTGGTTTTATTTTTTCTTCAGGTACCATTAAGTCTTCAATTTTTATTTCTGCATCATCAGTATTAAATTTCTTAGATACCCAATATAATAAATTTTCATAAGTATTTTTAGAAATATATGTAATTGTTATCACAATATTACCATTTGTAATATCTACAATTTTAGATATTTTTTGTGGCAAACAATTAGATTCCATTAATGATAATATCGTTTTATATATTTCTATCTCATATCGTAATTTGTTTAAATAATTTATATCTGATGGAATTGTAATTGTTAAACAATCAGACATAAAATAATTTGCTTCCTCAGTAATAAGTGGGAATCCTTTTAATAATTGAATTCCTATTTTTATTTTTATCCTTCTCCACCATTTTTTAAAATTCATTTCATCTCCTACTAAATTTTTTGAATAAAAAAAGAGTGCATTTAAGAATGCACTCCAATTATTTATAATGATTATTATTTTATGATAATATATTATAGTCAGTATATTTATTTAATCCACTAATAAATTGCATACTCATGGCGCTGCTTCTATTTTTAAAATAATGTAAACATGGTACCATTTTCGGCAATGTCATATCATATTTTTTAAATAATTCTTCTACTTGATTATTTTCTGGATCTAAAATGTAATATTTTACATTTCGTTTTTTGCAGAAATCTTCTATCCCTTCTTTAATAACTTTTTTTAGTTCTTCATCTAACCAATCTGTTAGATATACAAATATTACATCTTCAGAATTATTTAATTGTATGTTTTTAATAATATATTCTAATTCTTTTTTATCTACCATTTCTTAACTTTTCCTTAATAAACAATAATATATATTCTGCTACAGAACCTGGAATCAAATCATATGGACCTGATACTTCATCATTACTATAAATGAATTTATCTGTATATTTATTATACATTGATGTTGTTGCAACTACATATCTACCACCCTCTTCATCAAAAGCCATCTTAGATATGTAATAAAAAGCCTCATCTGCCGGTACTATTTTAATCCAGGCAATGTATAAATCTTTATTTTTTTCTATTCTGTATTTATCAACATAATATTTACTGTCATTCGTTGTATTGGTCACACAATACAACCATTTATTATTCGATTGTGCAAATAATGCACAACTGAATAAAAATAATAATACAGATAAAATAAAATTACGTTTCATTTTTTTAATCCCCATTCATTAATATTATTTGATATCCTTTTTGAGATAACCAACGAACTACCCTCTCTATTTCTTCTTCATTTATTTGATTATTTTTTTCTTTTTGTTCTTTTTTTGGAAAAGAGAATAGTTCTTCTAATAAATTTTTATTTCCCTCAATAATTTTAATTGCTTTTTGTGCTTCCTCTTCACTACTAAATAAAAATGCACATAGTACGTATCCTGCAGTATGTATTGGTAAAATTGTTAATTTATCTTTTTTTGGATTATAAAAAACTCCAAATACTGGTTCATGATTGTTTATCTTTTCTTGTAACTTTTTTTTATCTGCCATTGACCTAATTTTTTCTAATAATTCATACATAATATTATTTTCCTCCATTAATTATTATATTTTTCAATAAGTAACATTAAATCTTTCATCATACTTTTATCTTTCATATCATGGAGTATTATATCTCCTTTGCATTCACCTACAAATTTATGAGAATTTTTTGAATAAGCAGAAACACTGCTTATAGTATATTTTTTATTATATTTATCAATAATCATCTTCAATACATAATAAAATTTCGTTTCAGTAGGTTCCATTTTTACACGGATTACTGATATATTATTTTTATTTACTAAATAATTTTTATCAGTATAATAATAAATACTAAAAAATGCATCAAATGTTACATAAATCCATTCAGTTTTAGGAATAGAATAATAATTATTTTCAACCCCTCGAATGTCATTATCTTCTTTATTTTTTTTATTAAATAATGATTTTAATTTAAAAATAATTTTTTTCAACATATTAAAATATCCTTATATTATTAGCGATTTAGGTATAAAACACATTTATATAAAATATATAAAATATATAAAATATATAAAATATATAAAATATATAAAATATATAATTCTCTTATCCTCCTTTCTCAACCTCCTCCTAAATCGCTATTATAAACTAATATATTATATACCCCTCAAGATCACCGTAATAAGAATTTATATTATCACGGCACATATCTTCAAATTCTCTCCTTATTGATTTTGGAACTAGTTTATATAATCTATGTTTTTTCACTAATTCTAAAAAATCATATAAAGGGCACGTTTCATCAATTAATTTATAGGCATCTTCTAATGCGATAGAGATATTCTTTCTGTAACGAAATGGAACAAGTCCATTTTCGTTATTATACAACTCTTTTTTAAATATATACTTAAATTCTAATACTAATTTATTTTTTATCATAATTTAACTCCATCATTATAAATAATTTTTGATTAAATAATAAATGATAAAAAATAAATTACGTCATGCAAAACCAGTAAAATACATTACCTATAAAATCCCTCCTGTTTTAATTATTAATTAATTTTTTATTTATTATTTAATAAATATGTTAATGAATTGCAGATATTTTACAATATCCCACAATTTATTAACATTTTTCTTATACCATATTTTTTAAAAAATAAATTATTAAAGATAAGCACACTTTTGATCCCTTTTTAAACATTTTAATCGTTCTAATTGTAATTTTTTTGATTTTTCAGTTATCCCGGTCCACCACATCCAAGCATATTGTATTACATATTCTTCTTTAAATTTTATAAATATTTCATTTTTGTTTTTATTAGTTAGCCCTTCCCATTCCGTTCCACATAAAAATGTATAATATTCATCATAAAAACAATTTTTTTCTTTATCCCATAAAGATAAAAATTTTTTATTTTTGACTTCATCGGTTAATTTCCAATTAACACCCGCTCTATAAATATATTCTGGCTCTTTAAGAAGAAGAAATTTCTTTTCTATATTATTTTGTGTTAAACCGTCCCATTTTTCATACATTTCCATAGCTAATGATTCATCATTAGTTTCCAAAAATTTTATATTTTTTGATTCGTCTGATATAAATTTATTTTTCCCTAAAAATATTATATAAAACGGATCTTTAAAGTCTAAAAATTTTTTATTTACGTCGTTAATATCATATTCGATTCCTTTATAATCATTTAATAAATTATATATTATTTTTTCATCTTTTAATTTTTTAAATGCTTCAGATTTTGCATCATTAGATACATCCCAATATAAAATTGCAATATAAATTTCTTCATCTTTTTCTAATGATAAAAATTTTTCTTCTAAAGTTTGCCCCGGTTTTAACCCTCTACATATGTTTTTTGTTTCTTCGGTTATGCCACTCCAGTTTGCTAAAATTCTTTCTCTATAAATTGGATTAACTATTTGTTTTGCTTTTTCATTTTTAACTTCATTTGGTAAGTCCCAATTTAGTCCAGCGGTATAAATATTATGATTTTCAGATAATTCTTTAAATTTTTTAACCTTAATTTCAGTATCTGTGATTTTATTTCCATAAGTTATTATTAGGCCTTCAGTTGTTAAAAGATTAAAAAATTCTACATCATATTTATTATTTTGTTTTTCCATTTTATATCCCTATAAAATTTATTTATTTTTTTTAAATATTATCTCATCACCTTTATCATTAAATATTATTATTTCATTTTCTAATATAGTCATGCCTAATAATTTAAAATTATTTAGCAAAATAATTTTATTTTCCTCAACTAATACATGAAAACCTGTTATATTCCATTTCTTCAGAAATTTCCAGTCAGAATTTCTTAATCGTTGAATTAATTTCTTCTTACTCATATTGATTTTAAATATTTTATTTGTATTTTTTTAGATTCATCTGTTATACCTCTCCAATATAACCATGCCATACATATATAATATTTATCCCTTAATTTAGTAAACATATCATTAAGAGTTTCTTCATAAAGGCTACGCCATTTTACACCAAATGCATAAATGTGGCATTCATCATATTTCATTTTTTGATTTTCATCATCCCAAAATGATAGAAATTTTTTATTTACAATTGAATCAGATAGATTCCAGTCATTAACTGCATTATCAATTAAATGTATATTAGTTAATTGCATAAATTTCTTTTCCAAGTTTTCTTCCCTTATCCCTCTCCACGACTCAACTATATTAAAAATAAAATTTTTATTATAAATAGCATCGGATTCTGTTATTTCCATAAATTTTTTATTTTTCGCTTCATCGGAAACATTCCAATATTTTCCCGCAAATAATATGTTATCGTGCGATTTTAATTCAAGAAATTTTTTATCTAAATTTTCCCTTCTAAGTCCTCTCCATTCTATAGCTACTCTTCTTATTGTAGGTTCATGCGTCATATTTAAAAATAATTCATTTTTTTCTTTATCAGATAAATGCAATACATTATCGGAATTTTTTGTTTCCTGTTTTTTAAAAGGTTTATCTAATAAATAATTTTTTATATTCCTATTTTTAAATTTATCCACATTTTTTATACATTCAAATTTAAAATTATCTGATTTATCGATCCAATATCTAATAACTTCATTTGCCACTGCAGAATTTTCATTTTCTAATTCAATTATTTTATCTATTTTTATGTATGTAGGTAATTCCCAATTTATTCCTGCTTTTATAATACAATTACTTTCTTTCAATTGTTTAAATTTTTCAATTTTTATATTTATATCATCTATCCGCTCACCAAATAATGTAATTAATTCTTCATTTGTTAACAAAAGTAGTATCTATCATAACGTGCTTTATAATATTATTATTTTCTACTATGTTATCGATAGTAATAATATCACCGTAACTTATATCACATGTATCATCTATATAAGCTAATTGATTGTAACTAAAAACTTCGTCTTCAGTTGGATGTTCAATATAGTTATATTCAAAATTTAAATAAATAGGTTTATAATAGCCTATATATTTATCCTTTATAAAATAATTTATATTTTCATTATCATATTCTATCTTAATTATCTTATTCAGAATAAATTCTTTATATTGTCGATCAAAATATATTATATTTTCATTTAAACATAATTTTGGATAATAATATTCTACTTTTTTTTCTATTAATTCTCTACATCCAGTTTTTTTATGATTGTTAATTACTGCTTCTTTTAATAATTCAGTTTTATTAAAAACCATTTCACTTATCCCCCATGTTTCAAAAGTTTGAATTATTCCGCATTTGGGGCAAATAAACCTTGTTATAATTTTAGCCATAATCTATAACCTTTAATTTATTTAATAATTTAAATTTTCTTTTAATTATAATATTTTAACTAATGCCATCAAAAAATATCGACGTATTAAATTTCAAATAGTAATATTTTCTAATTCTATTACATATATTACAATAAAAATATAATATTGTCTTATTTATTATTTTCATAATATTTTTTCATCCAATAATTTTTAAATTCTCTAAAATCGTTTAATCTTTTTTTGATGTTAGAACTTCCAATTTTTTCAATTTTATTCTCAATATTATATTCGTCGAATTCTTTAAGAAATTGGGATAAAATAATTACATCATTTAAACCAAATTGTTTAAAATTTGGGTAACAAATATAACTCTTTGAAAAATCTTTTAATATATTAATACTTTCTATTTCTTTATTAACTATAATACCACCAGTATTTATATATGCTGCATATTTAATTTGTTTTAATATATCTCTGGGATTTATATCAAGATAATTATATTCTGGAAATTCGATATGTTTAACATTATCTTCACCATTTTCATCATTGATAAAATGATAAAAATATTGCTCTTTTACTATTTCATTCTCTCTATGAATTCTAATTTCATCGATCGTTTTGATATCAAATTCACCTTTATAATTATAATTTATTACAGACTGCCCCAATTCTCCAATAAAATCAAATCGTTTAAAAGTTATTTTTATATCATATGTATGTTTTTTATGTAAATTTTGTTCATAATTTTTAATCCAAGAATCTTGGGGATAGTTATATCCCCAATGCGTAATTACTACATCTTTAAAACATCCAACACAACTAAAAATAATATTTATTTTACTCATTTTTTTATCCAGTAATAATTCTTATTAATAGATATATAATCATTATAACAAAACATATTCTTATAATTTTCATGGGGATCTCTTTTATTAACTTGATTTCGTCTCTTAATGCTTCTAATTCAATCTGTAAATTCCCATTTTCATATTTTAACTTATTTAATTCATTTTGTAATTCACTATTTTCTTGTTTTAATTTCTCTAATTCATTCATTACTATATCTCCATAACACAAATAAATTATTTATTTTTCAATTGCTTCAATTTACTCGATTTTGTTTCTTCTGTTAAATCTGACCATTTAACTAGTGCTAATTTTGTATAAGATATATCATCCATTTCCATTAATTTTTTATTTTTATTCTCTGGCGTAATTGACGAAATGATACTTTCTGCTTTATAAATTATTTCTGGATTTTTTAATTCCATAAATTTTTTATTTATAATTTTCTCATCAAGATCCCAAATCATCATAGCTTTCAATATATATTTTTCATTTTTTAACTTATAAAACTGTTCTTCTAATAATTTCCTATCTAACCACTCATAATTATCTACAATAGATAGGATCTTTTTTTCATCTTTTATTTTTTCAAGTATTTCTTTCAATTTTTGATTTTTAAATTTATTTAATATACAATCATTTTCATCTGCAACACTAATAATGTTTTTATAATCTTGTAATTTTAAAAATAATTCATTAGTAGTTTTTTTATCTAAAATATTCATACCTACTAAATAAAAGATATATTTTTCATTTTTCAACGATAGTGCTTTTTCTTTTACAACTTTTGGATTTAAGTTGTGTACAGAAATTATACAATTGTAAATATATTCTTCATTTTTTAATTCTTTAAATTTTTTATTTATGTTTTTATTTGTTAAACCATTCCAATGTTTAATAGCAAGATAAATATATTTTTCCTTTGTTAATTTCAGAAATTTTTCATTTAATAATTTTCTGCTAATACCGCCTATAGTTTCACCCATAATATAAACATATTTATCTTTTTTTAACTGCTTAAATTTTTCATTCCTTAAATTATAAGGAATATCATGTAAAAGATTATAAATTATTATTTCGTCTGTAGTAGATTTTATTAAATTATTAATT